GTCATGCTTTGTACGCCTGTCATGCCGTGTGAATAACTAGGTATGCCTGTTTGTTCGTCTGCAAGCTGTCTAAATTTATCAAACATCATCATGTTTTCTTGCGACGTATTAGGAAACTTCATTCCATAAATACTTTGGCCTGGCACTCCTGCTTGTCTCCTAAAGACTTTGCCTGGATATACTTCCATAGATTGACCGCCAACAAGAGCAGTCTCATCTACGTCAAATACAAGAGATCCGCTCAATGCAAGATTATCAATAGCCATCCTAGCGTGACCATTCATAATCTGTTGAGAATCATCCATGTTTTCTGCTACGCCAATGCCAAAGAAACTATAGGGATTTTTTTCATATGTAAAAGCATTATAAGGTATTCTAGCAGGCGTGAAAGGATTAACAACACATCGTAAAAGTTTTCCGTTACTAATCCAAGCGTTTATTTGAACTTCATCTAAATCATCTACATCATCTTCAAACTCTATGCCTACTTCTCTAGCATATTCGGCATCCATTATTCCCCAATACTCTAAAACTTCATATAGGTCAGAGCCGTAGTCTGAAGATCTTTTCTACATAGTTTGGCCCCATCTGCAAACATTCTCTTATTTGATCTTTATCAAAATAAGGCATTTTAGATAATGCTCTTAGCTGAGAACGGTTTAATTTATGCCTATGAAATATATATTCACACTCAGACATATTTGTTGCATTGGGGTCTGGGAAAAAATCCCAAATACTTACAAACTCTATTCTAGGAACACGTACTGATATAGGGTCGTAAACTCTTTTACCATCTTTTTCCGAATACTTAGGAATAGTTTTATTATAATTAAACGGGCCTTTTACTATTCCTGTACCAAATAAAGTAGATTCAAATAAACCGTTTCTTAACTCACTACCGCCGTTAGATTCTTCTATTTGATCGTGTATTAGTTTTTCCCTTTGTCTTGCCGCGTCTTTAGCGGGAGACATTTCAAGAATATTTGGCAATGGCGATGGGCCTTCTTTTATATTTAAAGAAGAGTTTTTTACCGCCTCTTCAAATAAACCCTCTCCACTAGAAAAGGTAGCTCCCGCTTTTAAAACTTTACCGTCACCTTCATATCCAACATCAAAAGGATCTACTTCTTTTCTTTGCATTGTTGGTTGACTTGTTTCAATAGAAGGTTCAGGCGAAACGTGAGTATATGTTGAAACTCCTTCAGGAATTAAAGTTTCTTTAACCCCTACTGGAAACTTACCTGTTCCAAAAACTACATCGACTAACTGACCAAAAGCGGCTAATACTTTTGTTTTAGTTACTTTTACAAAAACTCTAGATTTTTCTGATTCTCTAAATTTAACGTGTTTAGGATACAAGCCTCTAAAATTATGATAAGCTTGCATCCATCGTTTTTCATCAGCATCTCTAGCCATTTCTGCGGCTGAAAAGCGGGACTCAATAATACCTACTAAGTTAGACTTTAAACTATCTTCTAACTGTAAGCTCATCCCGCTTTCATCTTCAACCTCTTTGAAATAGATGCTGTCAGCGTTTTGTATTAAACTATTTTCTCCTTCCTTCATGTACTTATCCTTAAAGCGGCTTAGAGATAGACATGCTACCTGACAATTTACCTGCGGCGTTTTTATTTACGCCAAAGCTAAAGTTTGTCCCGCCTTTTGTTTGTTTCTTGTAAGAAACGCCCATATTGTTTTTAGACTTAGTTGCTGTTACTAAAGATTTATTTTTTAACTGCTTTTCTACACTATAGTTTGAATTTGAGTTACCCATAGAGTCTTTAAATTTGCTTGCGCTTACTCTTGCGCCATCTATGTTTTTAGACACTATAACATTTCCAGAAAGATAGTTTTGATTTCCGCTTACAGTTCCTTCAAAACTTCCAATACCTTTGAAAGTTTTCTGTACATTTAATCCGCCGTTGCTATATTTTTCTCGTTTCATCGTAACTCCTAAACCTGCCGTCAGCGCTAGAATTAGGCAGGTGTTAAATTTAAATTGCTTATAGTGCTTGAAACTGAACAATATATTTGACAGTTGTCGCCGCTGTAGCAAGATCTGCTCCAATTGGAGTTAGTCGAGCGTGTAGAGTGCGATCTGTGGCACTGTATAACGAGCCTGCAATTACAATAGCTTCTGAAGTAGCGGGGCCGCCTACAACACCTGCGGTTACTGAAGTAGATACAAAAGCATTAGCTCCATGACCGTGAGAGTTTTGAATTAAATATAAAGGAGCGTTTGCCGCCCAAGTTACAGCAGAACCGCCGTCATCTAGAATTGCTTCAGTAGCAATAATTTGTGTACCGCCTGCGGATGTTCCTAAACTAAAATCTACGTCATTGCCGCTTGATCCACCTGTTACAATATTGCCTGCGGGAATAGCAATTAAATTACGAATAATTGTTCCTGCGGGTTGTGTAAAAGTAACGTCGGTATTAGTATCGTCGGTTACTGCGATTGTTGCAGTAGTTACTGTTACTTCAGCACCTACACGCTCTGAAAGTCCTCGTACATCGCCTGTTCGCGCAGAGTTCCTACCTGTATCTCTAATGTTTACTAATCCTGTTGCTGTTGACATATTGATTTCCTCGATTAAGTTATAAAATTTATTTTACTAATAGACAGTAATTTCTATTAGCCGAAGTGTTGTTTTTAATATCCAAAAGTAGCATCGAACGGTTGAAAAAATGTTTCTGATTGAAGTTGTCGCATTCTACTTAGCGGGTCTATAATTCTAGGTCTTGACATAATCAAGTACCTTAAAGCATCATACGCATGATCATCTGCATGTGTATCTACATCTTCAGGATTATTTTTACTTAGAGGTATGCTTTGTAACTCTCTAATTAAATTAGGACAAGTATTAAAAATTTGAATTTTAGGTCTGCCGTTTGGACGCGATTTTAAATACTCATGTATTTGTATTTTACCTTGAATTCTATTTTTATCTGCCCTTCTAAGTTTATGACCTGCTTTTACTAAGGTTTCTCCGACTGTCGGGCCAGTTGTTCCTGTTCTATTCCAACAAGCTGTATCTAAAACTCCTGCAATAGAATAAGGATCTTCTAGTTCCATATTAGTTAGCATTTGAGCTAGTTCTGTACCTAATAAATTTTTAGCGTATAGTTCTCTATATATTATTAAAGTTCCGTCGCTATTGTCTAAGGCTCCCCAAATACAAGCACTTTCAGAAGCATAACCATAGTCAATACCTTTTATTCTTTCCCAATGTATAGGAATATCAAAAGGGGGAATTACATGCATTTCTAAATTAAATTCTGTAAATGCGGCTCCTTCAGCTACATCCCAATTTCCTTCTAATAATTGTCTTCTTTGAGTTGGTGGTAAAGACATTAACATTTGTTCATATCGACCATCCATAGCTAAGAAAGGATTATCTTGTAGTCGGGCAGGGATAAACTTCCTTGTTAATCCATCCTGCCCTTTAAATGCTTCATTAGGTGGAGAAGGAGAAATATATCTTTTCTTTACCCAACTAGCTCCAACACCGCCTGGATTTGCCGTACATCGCATATAAGGAACAATTTCTGGATCTGTAGTTCGTAACCGCGAAGCCAAATAGTTCCAACTATATTCTGTAGGCAAGTGAGTTATTTCATCAAAACCAATCCAACTATATGCTTGTCCTTGATAGCGATAAACATCTGCATCTCTTTCGAGGAATCCAAACTCTATCTTTGCACCGCTAGGAAAGTTCCAGACTTTTTCTACTTCTCTAAACTTTGCCCCTTTAAATGCTTTTGGATATAACTCTCTGCTCTTATCTATTAGTTCTCTAAGTTCAGGCATTGACCGCCTAAGTATTAAAGCTCTATGAGCGGGTCTGTGTGCGTATCTAAGAGGGTCTACGATCATAGCGTAGCTTTTACCACCCCCTGCCGAACCTCCGTACAGAACGTCTGTTTCGCCCGACGCAAGGAAATCTTCTTGCGGCCCTTCGTTAGCTTTAAATATTACATTTTCTTCTATTTCTTTTTGTACTTTAGGACTAACTGCCTTAATAGAAGTATCTTCAATTATCTTAGATTTCTTTTTATCATTTATTTTAGATAATGCATCTAATGTTTTTTCATATTTAAATACTTTTTGTCTGGCGGCTTTTAATTTTTTTTCATTATTTAGTAGAGTTCTTTTATTTGCCATTTCAGCTTTTGTAGAAGAGTGGTAATTATATCCTTTACCTTTCGATCCTTTAGCTCTTCCTGATTTTCTTTTTGGAGTCCCATCGAGTTTAAGAATAAAACTTCCTTTCTCATCTCTACAATAATTATGTGGATTAATCTCCCAATCATCTTGCATGTTTATCTACTATTTTTTTTAGTCCCATATGAGAAATATAGCGGCCTGTTTCATATTGTAGCCATGAACTTCCTTCTCTTAGACTAAGAGCTTTATTTTTAACCATAGATGATATTTTATCTAAAGCTTCTTTTTCTTCAGGTATTTCTAAAAGATAAGAAGGGTTTTCTTCATCTAGTTTATAACCAAAAGGAATTGTGCTACTAGTTCTCCGCATACTCAGCTTCTATTATTGTTTCTTGCTTTGCAGGAAGAATAAACAAACCGCCACTTTGAGCATTAACACTTAGATCTAGTTTATCTGTCTTACCTAAACCTACACGATCTAAAATAGTTTGTGCCGCCTGCATTCTAACATTGGCTTGCGGTATAGGTGTATCGCTATCCATTATACTAACTATTTTAAATGCGGCTTTAGGCGCTGACTGAGCTAATATCGTTTCTGCCATTTCTAATATCTCAGATTTTAATGATTTTACTACATTAGAAACGCTTGTAGGAGAATAACCTGCACGTTCTCCTGCAAGTTTTGTATCTCCATTGCAGTCAATTAAATGATCCAAGAAAGATGTTTGTTTTATTGTTAATGTTTTAGTAGCCATTATTACAGTATATACCTGATTTACAGTTTTGTCAAGTTATATTTAGTTCTTGACAAACTTAAATTTCAAGTGTATACTGTATATAGCTATGGCGGGGTTGCACCTCCCCTTATATAGCCTTTATAACGTCCTAATTGGGGCGTTTTTTTATGCTTAATATCTGCGGCCCTGTCTGCTTTACACTAGATTCTGGTAAAAATGTATAGGATTTAGTATATATAGGTGGGGGGTGGGGTGGACGCCTGCCCGCCCTACATAGGCTACGCAGGTATACGCAGATATGAAGCTTTCCTGCCCGCGAATCTGTATCTTTTTGGCCCCGTTCTGGTTGCCAGACTGTCAAGTATTAAAAGTATGTATAGCTATTAGCATAGCTATAAAGATTCCCCAGAAATTTCAGAGCCTTATAATAATATCTATAGATATTCTTATAGTGGGTCGGAGCTTGCTAACTTGAGAGAATATAATTTTAAAAAACCTTGAACTATTGTGAAAGGTTTTTTAAAATATATATTCCTCAAACAGATATGGAGAACGACGATGCCAACAACAGCCAACACTAAGAAGCCGACAACCATCCCTGCCGTAGCTTATCAGCTAACTCAAATGCTGGCAGTCCAATTAAAATTGGATAAAGGCGCTGTATATACAGTTTATAAGCAAATGCTCAAAGTCATCTCTGATGACAACAGATCCAAAGATCCCCGTTGGAATTTTGATGATTATATTAAAATGCTAAAAATCTGCACAATCGATGATTCTTTAAAGACTAGTCTTTACTACTTCCAACCCAAAAAGACCAAAGTAAAAGCAACGCCCAAATTAAAAGTCAATGCCGCCACCAAAAGACTTGACACACTAGAAGCCGATATGGATACTATTAAAACTACATTAAGTAGTTTGCTTACAGCGCAATCTGAGCTTTTAAAAGCTCTAGCAAAATAATTAAACTACCCGCCCCCTTCGGGGGGCATAATGGAGATAGCTATGGACATCAATATTCATAAAGTTACAAATCTTACTATTGATCCGCGAATCGATAAAAGGTGGATCGACATTAAAATAGAATCACTTAATTATAATAGGGACACAGGACAATATGATAAAGTTAAGAATGAAATAACTTTATTTCAAAGCGAAGTCGAGGGACAGGAATTTAAAGGAATACAATATATGAATAATCAATTGGAGTTATTTGCAAATGAGTAGTTACTATGAAAGCGCAGAAGAAATAGTTATAACTCACGATAGAGCTATAAAGGAATTAAACAATCATGGCTTAGATGACTCGCTAACTATTAATGATTTTTATGATGAATTAGGAGTCCTAAAAACCTACGACGCTCAACAGGTGTTGAGATTTATTGGCTATTAAAAAGGATATAAACATGGATCTAATTAATAATGTATTAACTGGTATTAATAATAATTTACCATTAACTGACTCACTAAGTTCGGAGGTAAACTATCTAGATAATATTAACTATTATCAAGATACTGATTGTGAGCTATGCACTCGTAATAGTAGGCATTATGTTTGTGTGGATTGTTTCGACCCTATAGAACACTTTAACTATCGACCCTAAACCAAAACGTCCTAGTTTCTTAAACACTGAACATTGTGAAGTGTTTAAGAAACGTAGGACGATATAGCAACCCAACCAACGAGGACAATATAATGTATAAAGATCACGCTCAAAAATGTAGTGAATTCGCTTTAAAGAATCCCGACCAGTTTGCAATGGTAGTTTTAATGGTAGTCCTATCTATCCAACAGCGTTGGCATAATATAGGTATTCAATTAAATGATGTAATGCTTAACGGCACTGCTAGTAGATTTTTAAACTGGCGGGCAAAACGGAATTGCTACGAATATATACAGAGTAAAAAGTATCTTATGTTCGCTCAGTGTTTGGCAGTTATGCACTCTACTAATAAGACAGACGATGAAAAAGCTATAGCATTGATGCGAATGTTTATGCGGATTCCGTCGGTTGGCATTGCTAAAGGTGGTTTTTTATGTCAGTTAGTTTTTAATCTAGTGGGGTGTTTAGATTTCCATAATTTACGCTATTACGGATTAGATCCCAATATTGCTACCGCTAACAAAAAAGCGGGGCCGAAGGGTCAAGAAGCTATACGCCGAAAAGTAAAAACATATATAGAAAAATGTCACGAATTAGGAACCGAAAGATTGTGGGATACATGGTGCAATGCTAGGGCAGTAGAAGATGAATCACCTTGGCGTAGTGGTTTTGAAGTGAGCGAGGCTCATATCAGATATCTAGAAGATTCAGTATGAAACAATGCAATAGATGTAAAAGGCGCAGAGCGGATCTAGTAGAGTCCAACACCTATGTATGTAGTAGGTGTTGGATTAAATATTATCTAACATTTTTTAAGTCTGATATGAAACACTTTTACGGGTCAGCTAAAACATAGGAGCTATATTAAAATGAAATTAAATATAACTTATAATGAACCATGCATACAGACTTTAAGGGGCATGAAAGATAATTCAATTAAC